GTTGATACCCTTTAATCCAACTAGTTGAACCTAATACTAACCAACCCTTTCTTTCAGTGTCTTTATATTTTTCTCTAAGCATTTTGACAGCAACAAAAAATGTGTCATTGAAGACACTGGATAAGACTGTATTCTCTCTTTCATTTAGAAAAGGGAATCTTTCTTCATATATTTTTTGTTGAGCTTCAGACATCCACCAAAGAGATTTAGAGCCGTACATGAATGCAGAAATTAGTTTTCCGTGCATTTGTTCGTGACAGTCACAATCTTTTTGCTCTACGCTTAAATGCTTTTCAATACTTCTGTACTTACAGAATTTGTAATCATATTCTAAAATAGAATAGTTGAGGTTAGCAACTATACTTGGAATTAACTGGTTATTAAGTGTAGAGAAATTTCCGAAAATCCAGTATTTTTGGTGACCAGACTCTAGAGTTTCCATCGATACATCTTTGCATCTTACTTTAAAAACTTCAAGAGGACTAGATTCTATTAGCGCTTCTGTTGTTAATTCAGCACCGCCAACATAATCTTCAGCGAACATATCCGCTACAAAAACTATTTCAGCTGATTCAGGTACTGTCACTGGACCAGCTTGGAATGGGGATCCAAACATTAAAAATTCTCCTATTACAATTGTTCTACTGTATTTGAACTGTTAGTAGAAAATTATTTAGAAAAATTTTGTTGTACAATTATTATTTTTGGCCTACTATAAAACTGTTCTACAGATCTACTGTATACTGTAGTACTGCTACTGATGAACTGTTTTTTATAGTAGAGATAATACTGAATCAGTATACTGTATACTGTACTGATCTAGTGCACCATTATCCGGGGATGCTATCAGTGAAAAATGCTTTAACTTGGTGAACTATCACATCAACATTATTTTCATCAGGCCAGTTTGAGACTTTAGACCAGTTTTGAACCATCGAGGGTCCTTCAGGATTTCCTTCGCCGGTTCCTCGTCCAGCTCTGGCGATACATATATCTATAGTTCTATTTAGTACTTGTTCTTTGGCGTCTTCTGGATCAGCTGCACTAGAATCTGCAGAGTTTACAGCATCTTTAATAGCAAACCAACTCCCGCCTGTAGGACTAGCAGAAGTAAATATATTGGTTCTATCACCGTCTAATAGAAAATCTGAAGCTCCGTTAGCGTCAAACTTAATCCATCCAGGTGCTCTTCCATCTCCAGCCGGATCAGATAATGCGGCATCAACATTAGTCCACTGGCCTTTTTGAGCATTGGCACTGATTCCGCTAGCGCTACCAGGAGAATTAGCAGGATCCATTCCGAGCGGGTTAATTAATCTAGCAGCCCAATATAAACATATTTGTTCAGTGGTTCTAGAACCTTTTTGACCCAAAGGACTGGCGGTTATTTCAAAAGAAATATATTTTGCCCCAGGTGGAACATCGCACCTGAAAATCATTGCGTTAGCTACTAGTGGAGCATTATCTCCGCTTGATTGAGGTACAGCTTGATTTTCTAGCCTAACACCTCTACCAAGCGCTGACCAAAATGTCCCTGCATTTGGAATCACCACATTTTGGGTAGCAATATCATCTTTTATTCCATCGTAGTATAGCATTTGCTGTGGAATTCCAATTGCTGTTACATACGGCGTCTCACCAAAGAACTTATCTGGTCCTTCTGGCGAATAAGATCTAGTGTATATAGAATTACTGCTAGCACTCCCGCCTGACGATGCAGACCATTTTTTAGATTGAGAATCGTATGTTAAAACGTCTCCATCTGTAGCGCCATCAGTATCAACATCGCCGAGATTGTCCAATCCAGCTGCAAGGTCAACTGTTACTTCATTTGTCGATGAAGAACTGGTACATGTAATTCCATTTCCACCGACAACATCTAGAGTTGGTGTACTTGGAGAAACTGTAATTGCATCGCCGGCATTTCCAGTAGAAGTAAACGATCCTAATCCACTAGATGCCGCGTCGCCTGGTTTCCAAGAGCCACCCTCTTTATCATCGTAAACTAAAACTTGACCAGCTGATGGAGTCTGCGATATATCGACATTATTTAAATCTTCGATATTTGCATCCAGGGTGATCTGAACCAATTTATCTTGGGTTACAGCCTCTGCCTGGATACCGGTGCCACCATGAATAAGAAGCGTATTACCATCGCTAATTGTGAATGGCCCATCTCCAGTGTTACCATCGACATTAAAGGAATCCATGCTTCCATGAGATGGAAGCGGTTGGTAAGTCCACCGCTCACCATCTGGATGATCTAGATCATATACTAAAATCTGATTATTTACGGAAGTATCTTCTGGTTTAGCTAGTTTCCAATCCAGGAATCTGGCACTGCCATCACCTGAAAACGTGATTTCAGTAGCAGGCCCGTGACCAAAATATACTGTATCACTGGACTTGTCCAGAGTAATAGTTTCGCCATCAGCCCAAATCTTGACTCCATCTATAAAACTTGAAACATCGGGAAGAGTACCGTGAGTCCACCGCTCACCATCTGGATGATCTAGATCATATACTAAAATCTGATTATTTACGGAAGTATCTTCTGGTTTAGCCAGGTGCCAATTTAAGAATCTGGTACTGCCATCGCCTTCAAACTTGATTTCGGTAGCAGGTCCGTGAACAAAATACACTGTATCGTTCGACTTGTCTAGACCGATAGTTTCGCCATCAGCCCAAATCTTGACTCCACTTAATGTATCACCTTCATATGCTAAGATATTCCCTTCAAAGGTTAATCTTGAAGGGCTGTCATCATTTAATCCTAATGAATAAGCGTAAGGTGCATCGGTCTGTTCGTCTTTATCGCGTTCATTAACAAACTTGACACTGTTATCACTTAAGAATAAGTGTCTGACTTTTTGTTCTGCACTACCAATATCATATTGTGCATTATCTTTTGGTATTAAGTGGGTGTCCCATTGGAGTCTATTACTGCTATCGAAATCCAGTGTCTTGACACCGTCTGTTAGACTAGATGCTGCCCCACCAGTTCCGTTTGCAATTGCAGTAATTCTACCGGTCTTATCAATTGTTATATCTGGATTTGTGTAAGTTGCAGATCTTGCAAATTGATCAGCTAGTTTAACTGTAATTTGCGATACGCCATCTTGGTCAACAGAGCTAACCGTTTGAATTCCATCTTCACCCGCAATCTTAAGTGCGGTGTTCTGGTTTGTAATATCTTGGTCTTGGCCAGAATCAGCTTTTGCAACAACCTGGGTCATAGCAGAAGAATTACCCAGCATCATTGTGGTGCTACCAATTTTTCCAAGTATATAATCGCTATATCCATCAGTAGCACCAAATATTGCTACTTGTCCAGGTGGCAGATCTGGGCAGCCAGGCTCCATGTGTTCTTCACCATAGCCATAAGCAACGTCTAGTCTTAGTGAGCCGCTGATTTTAACATCACCGCCAAAGAGTGATGTACCTCTTGATCCTTCGCATCCGTCTGAAGAGCCAATAGTTCCAGAAACGAAGAAGTTAGTATCTGTAAATTCAGTTTCGCTTGGAGACATTGCGGCTTCACTAGATCCAGAGTGAATGGCAACAAATCCAAAAGATCTGGCATCAATAGTATTCCAGTCTTTTCTTAGCTCTTTGCCGTGTTCTCTTACCTTTACTTGCCATCGCCCACCAATCAAATCGGTGTTTCCGCCGCAGTCATATACTTTGTTATAGTTTGGATTAGCAATAGCCAATCCAACTGCAGCCGTAACATCAATAATATTTAGAGTACCATCACCGTTGAAATCTGCATTAATTTCTGAGCAGTCATAAACCCCATTGTTAGAATCTGTAACAACATAAGAAGTTCCTACTTCCTCGGGAGAAAATGTGGGTGGAGTATCAAAAACAACCCAGCATAAATTACCAGTGCCTGCTCCTAGAGTATTTGTTCCAGTAAAATCGATACCAACAATATTAGGATCGGTTGTTCCGGCAGTTAAGCTCCCTGGCCAGTCATAACTCTCGTCATTAAGGTCTGTAACTCCTGTGCTTGTTATAAGTGCCCCGGCAGGATTATCTAATTGAAGCTGGAATCCGTGAACATCGACTGAAGAGTCATACGTAATTTTAAATGTAGAGCTGTCTATTGGCACTAATCCAAGTACTACTTCATTAGTTGTACCAGGTCCAGATGTTACAGCCTTTGCTGCAGGCATATCGTTAGCTGTACCGGGTTCCGCAGTTCCATACAATATTACCCTTATCATCTGTACGATGTGTCCCACAGTGGGACTTCCTGATCCGCTGCCGGGATCACTCTCGGCTTCATCACAATTAAATTCTGCAGTGAATACAGGATTTTCCAGTAGTACCTGAACTTGCGCCATTAAATCTGTAAAATCTAATACCTCTGTCGTATCTGATACGAGATTCACATTTGCGTCTGAGCAGTCTTCCTGACCACTAGTTCCAATTACTAAGAAATTACTATCAGAAATAATATCGGGATTAGTACCTAAGTCTTGGTTGAAGCCAACCCTTGCAACTAACCCAGTTCCTGCAGCCAACGAAGTACCGTGCTGCGCATTTAATGTAACGCCAACAGCATTGGCAGGGTTACCAGCAACAGTAAAGTCAGTGCCAAGTTCAGAACTTTCTTCAAAATAGCGAGTCATTGCAGCGCCATCAGGAAGATTGGTAAACTGAATATGGACACCTTGAATATCTTGAGTACTATTATAGTTTAGCGTGTACAGCCACTCGTCTACTGCGGGCGCGCCTCCATTATTATATGTCCAAACATCTGCCCAGTTAGCTCCGTATCCAAATGCTCCCTTCCAGTCTTCTTGTGTAAAGAAATCGAATGGATCGTTCACATCTCCCCAGCTAGAATCATCTTCATACGGAAAAACATTATCTACATCATCATACGCTGAGGTTCCTGGGGTTGCGGGAAGTGCCGGGTATAAAAGATTTATATTCCCTTCAATAGCGGTTTGAGCAAAGCCTGAGATGTCATCAAATCCGGTAAATATGTCGTTCGACTGCTCGAATGCAGCATTGTTCGACGAAATATAGAGGATATCAGGGTTATTAGACCACCATACTGGGGTCGTCATTAGATTTTGAGTTATTATTTCTGACCCATTGGTGTCATTAACCCACGCTCTTTCTCCACCAGCTAATATAGTATTTCTAAAATCACCGCCTGCCCCCTTTGTCAAAATAACGAGGGTTCCGCCTCCTCCTGCAGGAGGGGAATATGGAGCCCTTATTGTTAAGTTAGATACTAGGGGCCGCGTTCTTGGTTGAGCATCTATATTACCGTCATATTCATTTTCACAATAAAGACCCCATCTATCAGCCCCATCCGGTACCTCTATGAAAGCGTATTGAATGGCTCCTTGGTATCCCCTATCAATATATGCTCCCATTTGACAGTTGGTAATATTAATGTGGCTTAGGTTTACCCTACCACCACGAAGAGCTAGTCCGGTGCTTGTTCCATGCGCCAGGTCTATATAGTCTATCTTCTCCTCGTAAGACGCTCCAGCTAATGTTAACAACGGAATAGGTCCACCGCCATCAAACATCTCCGCGCCACCATGCCAGACCCTAAGATATTTTAAGGAAATTAGTTGGCCATCATCAGCGGCGGCGTCGGCATCACCATCACCGTCGGCATCGTAACCTTCTGGGTATACAGTCCAAGGTCCACCTCCACCCCAATTTAGAGCCCCACCATAAATGCTGGTTTCAGTATCTGCAGTCTCCGGATCTCCAGAGACTATTGGGTCTTCGCCAGGACCATTTATCAGGTCTTTACCGGCGATAATAATTCCGCCCCAATTTCCAGTTGGGTTGGCAGCTAATTCTCCTGCGTTCTTAGTTGAGGTGAAAGTAACAGGGTTATTAGGATCAGCGGCGACAGAATTTAAATAACCGCCCTGTTCTACTATTAAACCGTTTGCAGTTCCCCCTTCATTTGGTGCAACTTTAACTGTGGTCCCTGGCAATAAGCCTATACCAGCGCCATGTTTGACCCTAACAACACTGGTGATTATGTGTTCGTCTTTTGCATACCAGACTTCTCCCCACTCTATATCACTATTGTGGGTTATTGTTACTGGTACACCGCCGCTGGTAAACAACCACCCATTTAAAGGTGCACCTATCATCGGCCCCAACGGTCCAACACATCCCATCCACCCTTCAAGGCTGCTTGGGAAGATTCTTCCAGTGCCAGCTTCATCTAGCCAATCTGCTGGCCAGCCGCTAGTATCAATATCATTAACGTCACCCTTGGGAGAACGCCTCAATGCAGAACTTTCTGGATTCCAGACCTCGTCGCCAATTTTTGGCGTGCATATTTCATTAAATACAGGGTCTTCGTTAGTATGTGTACCACTAAATGATGTAGGGAATCCATCAAACGCTGATTGGTTATAATCCCAGCATATAGTAGCTGGTGAGATGTACAAGACATTATCAAAACCGTCAATATCGGCAAAGTCTTGTGTCACAACTTCAGAACCGTTGAAACTATTTTGGAATGCCCATCCACCGCCAGATATTACGGTACCAAAGAAATATCCACCACCACCGTTTGTTACTAAAACTGCCGCCGTCGTATTCCAAAGATCGTCGCTTGGAGCATTAATGGTTAAGTTTCCAATTCTAGGAACAGTTCTTGGCATACCATCTGCCGTAGAATCAGAATTACCATTTTTAATTAACAGTGGTTCTGCTCCGTCCCAAACAGTACCTACTGTTTCCGGGGTTCCAACCTCAAGATATGCGCCTTGGATCGCTCCTTGATAACCATTGCTTATTTCTAAATGGTGGTTTCTGACGCCATAAGTTGACAGACCTTCAATATCGACTGTACCACCTACAAGCCTAATTCCCTTATTTTCAGAAAGTGAAACGTCAATGTCTTTTATTGAGGTTCCTTTACCAACACTAAATAGCGCAAGCCCAGCACCCTCAGCGCCGGCAAATGTATCATGTCTTCCGCCAGCATACCATATATTAACGCTTTCTAATTTACCAGAGTCATCATATTTATCATCTCCACCCCAGCCCAAATTAAACAGGTCAGTTGTTGATTGCGCGTACTCGCCCTTTGGTGCGCTACCAATAATAACAATTCCACCCCATTTTCCCTGAACTTCACCGGTAAGAGATGCGAGATCGGTACCAACGTCATACTCTGAAGTAAAAGTAATTGGCGCAAAAGCGTTCCCTTCCGCCATAATCTTTGCGCCCTGGTCAACAATCAAGTAGTTAGCTGCCTCCCCAGTGGCATGGCCTTGTACTTTAATTGTGGTTCCAGGCTCTATTGTAAGAGTTGCTCCCGGAAGAACAGTAATCGTGGTCTCTATAACATGCTCATCCGCGGCATACCAGGTTTCATCAGCTTCTATGTCTTCTGCATGATAAATAACTGTTGGCATAGTTGCTTCGCTAGTAGAAGGACTATCGTAAAGAGAAAGAGATAGACTGAAGTCACCAGACGGATCTAGGTTAGATGCTGCTGGTAAAAATATTGCTCCTTCATCACTAGGCGTCGGTACTGAATCTCCAAGTATTGCTCTTACAGATTGTACGGTATGACCTATGGTTAAATCGTTTGTTCCGCCTGCACTTCTGGCAGTTGCCACAGTAAATGTGCTGGCTGATCCACCCGTAAGATCCCAACTATGTGGCCACGATGGACTAGCTATAATACTTAATGCGGCGGCATTTACGTCTGATGACATTAATGATCCATCTGTTGCATCAGCATCTAATGTAAGTCCAGTGTTTGGATAATCTCCAGCAGTACTATTTGAGACAAAATACTCTTTAACATTCTGCAGTTCTGAAGAATTAAACCATTCTATTCCAAGTTCTGTATATCCATTCCAGTTCTCTCCAGATTCATCTCTCTTAAAAAGACCAAAGTTAAAAAATGATTCTTCGCCAACTGATGCCGCGGCCTGGATTTCATCTCCAGCACCAAAGCCCAGTATGACATTGGAATAATTTCCACCGTAAATAGTGAAATTTTCACTTTCTATTATTCCACCAGATTGTATTGTTACAAATACACCTTCGGGCAAATTGAATTCCACCTGGAATCCAGAAGTAACAGAATCAGAATTTAGTATTGCTTTATAAAACCCCGGACTGTCCCCATAAGCAAATGTTAAGCTTGCATTAGAGGCTCGTCTTGCGGGTATATCATCTGGAGAACCGTCTTTAGAGTTAATCCTATCCATAGCATTAACAATATGCCCTACAGATTCAGCCACTGGAACCCGGTAGGCCATATTGGTATCCATGTGTACCATGCTAACTTCTGCTAGCGCGCCTCTTGGGGAATATCCAGATTCAGCTATTGCTCCGCCGCTATATCCACCAGTATTTTCTGGTACCCAAATAGCATCAACTAGAGATTTTACTAAAACACTGGCTGGTGAGTATTTATTATTCTGCCATCCTCTATACGAAAATACTCCTAAATCATCTTCATGTAAGACATCTTTTCTTACCGCTACTGATTCTGAATTTTCTAAGTCTTTTCTCGACTTAAAGAACTCGACCATATAAGCTGTATCATTTTGTTCTATTTGTTCAAATCGAGTTATATTTCCTGAAACGTATAAGTCCGCTCCCAGCTCTTCAGAGCCAATTTCAGGACTTAACAGTGGAGTACCACTATTAATATTGACAGTTTCTGTTTCTGACTGAATTCTTAGTTTGGAATGATGATAAGGCGTTGAAAATACAAAATCAGCAGCTTCTTGGTTTTGGTTTAAAACAACGCTGCCCGCGGTTCGGTCTGGAACAGTACTATTTCCACCACCTCCAAAGAAGTGGTCTGCGTCACCTAGAGTCTCTGCACCGATAACCACATCTATAGGGTCATCAACCGGATAAATAAATGTTCCGTCTGCGGACTCTGTCCATTCCCCAGCTGAACCTTCTGCTATATTCGTTATAATACCCCTTTGGTTTACAGTAACTTCTGCTGCCGTATAAGTTCCTGGGGTAAGGGTTTGATCGCTTAACGATACTTGAATTTCTGTAGGACTAGCGGTAGTATCTACTAATACGTTAACTTCATTCTGGCCCTGGATTATTAATTCTTCGCCGTTAGTAACTTCTTCTGAGTTTGGACCGATTATATCTGTTATCGTCCACGTCGTCATAGCAGCGCTTCCGCCGCCAGTTCCATCGCCGATAGTTAGTCCACCTGAAACGTGCAGATCGCCGCCAAATACTGAAACTCCACGAGAGTGGTCAAATTTTCCATATTCTTCTCTAGAGTTAATAGCCCCAGAAACATAAAAAGCGGTATCAGAATAATCTACAGGGTGTCCCCCTTCTATATCTTCTTCTTCAGGATCATCTAATAAAAATACTCGATGCTTGTTGGGGTCTGCCCAAATTAATCTATATTGGTCTGATCTATTTCTTATCCAGCTTCCAGAATCATCATCCCAACCAAACGGGTGATTGAAAACTGTAAAATAGTCAGCTCCAGATTTTCCTCTAACAGAGTTAACATTTAAACCCTGATTAATATCTGCTGAACGAGATACGAAAAGTCCACCTGAAAGAAGTAGACTACCTGTTGCCACTTCATCAACTTCAATGACTTGTCTTTCTGCGTAAAGAGTACCAGATACTACAATGTCTCCGCCAAATAGAGTAACAGCGCTTCCCGCCATTCCCCTCTTTAAGCCTTCAACGTCTGATTTAGTACCGGAAACAAAAAGGAAAGTATCGGTTCCAACACCAGCCAACATATTCGGATCAAAAATCCCTCCAGTTGAGTCTGTTGCGGATGAACCACTATAAATTATAAAACTAGCATTTCCTGCATCTGATCTACTAACGATCAATGCATTGGATCTAATTCTTTGCGCTCTAAAATCGGTTGCCATATTTTTAACCTACACTTACTCTAAACTACTATAAATATTCTATCTGTAAAGATGCAGCTCTTATTAGTAAATCGCCAGAAAATGTCTCACTTGCTGCAAAAGATCCACTTCCGTAATTGTTTCCACTAGTAAAATTTTCTGAATCGACTCCGGTAACACCAGCTACATCTATAATGGTATTACCTCCAGACCCTGTAATATCTTGGACCAGTGTTATTATTGCACCACCTGGCTCTAGAGGGTTTGGAACTGACTCTATTGCTGTTATGCTTAGTCCATCAATATCATTTACTGCTTCTAAAATTCTATTCGCGATACCCTCTACATCGGCAGCAGAACCGCCATTAAAGGGTGATGTTCCTATATTTCCATTCTCAAAACCACTCGAAGTTTCATCAAATGTAAAATTTTTAGACTTGTTATCTTTGTCTATTAAAACAAAATTGTCTGTATTTAAATCTCCACCAGTAACTCCAGCTCGCAAAGAAATACTACCAGTAGCCCAATTGCCCATATTTGTAACACCCTTCATATAAAAATTAATATGAGGAGCGTTAGGGACCATTGCTTTTACAACAACTACTGATGGAATGTACATATGCTGTTTTGCAAAATAGAATTTTCCAGTTTCAGAATCTATAACTTCCACTGAAAGATCTTCTATTAAGTGATCATTTATAAATGTCTCTCTTCCTATAGCTCCTTCAGGTGGTGTCTGCATCAATCCATCCTCTCAACAACTTGTATATGAACCTCTCCAGTAAATTTTGCGCTGGCTCCAAAAGTAGCTTCTCCATTGCTTAAAGCTATACAACATATACTAACATTGGCATCTGGTCCAACAGTAGAAGCTGTTATAGTTGGTTCTTTATCATAGTTGTTGTTGAATCTAAAGGTTTCTACGTCTGAATTTTCAAACCCCAGTATTCCGACTTCCATACGCTGGATTTTTTCATAAACTGGTTTTCTTCTAACTCCAGGATAGACCTTTCTCCACTGATTTTTATTTCTTTTAATATAGGGCATAATTTCCTCTATCGATAATTATAACAGTCTTGAAGCTTCAGTGGCAAGATTTGATCTCTGTCCTTTCGGAAGATGAATATGCGCATGAAGAGGACTGTTTTTAAATTTTTCAGAAACAATACTTAATCCATTGGATTTTCTAGTAATATATGGAGTATCTATTTGGTCAGTGTCTCCTAACAAAACTATTTTTGAATTTTCTCCAACTCTAGTAACAATAGTTTTTAATTCATGAATCGATGCATTTTGAGATTCATCTACTAAAACAAAACTATCTGGAAATGTTCTTCCCCTAATAAAACTTAAAGGTGCTACTTCTATTTGCCCTTTTTGCATCATGGCTTGAAAATATGTTGTGTCTTTAAATGCATGCCGAACATTATCAAAGATGGGAGCTAACCATGGTGCCATCTTCTCATCCATATCTCCTGGCAGATAACCAATATCTCTACCCACAGGCTGAAGAGACCGTGTTATAATAATTCTTTGATATATTCCCTCTTGTAAGCCCTCTAAAGCAGCCATTAAAGATAAAAAGGTTTTTCCAGACCCTGCTAAACCAGTCAGAGTAACCAAAGGAATGTCTGGATCTAATAGAGATTCTACAGCAAATCTTTGTTCTTTATTTCTAGGAACTAATGCCATAGTCTTTTCTATTTTTTGAACGAGTGGATTAATCCACCCGCCCTGGTGAATCGCAAGTAAAGACTGTTGACCATTCGTCGCTACAACAAACTGGTTTTCTAATAATTCTTCGTTTATTTTAAGAGTATTTTGAGAATAAAAAAGGTCGATTTGTTTTTTTGTCAAATGAATTTCAGTCCATCCAACATAATCACCTTCACTTTCTAAATCATCTTTGAAATAATCTTCAGCTTTTAGACCAACTGCATCGCACTTAACTCTTAAGTTAATGTCCTTTGTTATAACCTTAACTTTCGTTTTAGATTCTTCTTGAAGAAGCAAAGAAGTGAGAATAATTTGGTTATCTCCCTTGGAGAGATCTAACCCTTTTAGCTTGTTATTCTCTGTAGCCCGCAGTTCAACCCTGATTGATTGGTCATTATCAACTAATATGATTCCTTTATTTATATCACCAAGTTCTCTGAGTTGATCTAGAAATCTGTTGACGTATCTTGCAGACTCACCGATTAATCCTGGTTTTTCTTTGAATCTATCCAGCTCATCCAAAACCATCAAGGGGATTACTACGTCATTTCCTGGGAAAGAATGGATTGATTTCATGTCATAAAGTAAAACACTAGTATCAATTACAAAAATTTTTCTATCGTTCATTTATTACTCCAGTCTGTACATTTGCTGAACACCGGTTTATTATTCCATATAAATTCTAATTATGATGGGTTTAGAAATAAATGAAAAATGATCTAACTATATTAAATACAACATGTTTCTCTGAACATGAGAAGCGAAATTTGACTTGTAAAAAAAGCGAGTGTAGATATTGGATAGCTTGTAAAGAGCATAATAATTGTGCTTTACTTGGAGCAAAAAAAGGTCCCCTAACTCTTCAAGAGATAGGAGACATTTTTAATGTGACTAGAATGAGGATATGTCAAATTGAAAAGACTATCTTCGGAAAAGTTCACGAATCTCTTGTTAAAGACAAGATTATCTAATCTATTTCTTTCTTTCTTTTTCAGATTCAAGAGACGATTTTACCAATGCAGCTGCTTCTGTCTTTAAAAGTCGTAATCCTCTTCTTGCTCTCACTCCCGCAGATGCATTTCCATTTGCGTGCTTGTGAACATCAAGTTCGAGGCTTTCTACTAGTGTCTTGAGCTCTGCCCATTTTTGTAGTATTGTGTTATCCATTTTAGTTACTCCAAAACAATTGAACTGTTATTATTTTTTTCATTATCCTTAAAAAGTAAAGGCCGAAGCACATCAGATAATGTTTCCAGCAATATTCTATCTTCCAGTTCTAAAGATAAAAGATAAATTATTTTCGTAAGCTGGTGTTGTGTTACTCCAAACCTGAGTATTTCTGAGACTATTTCTCTAGACTTTATAGATTCTAGAGCCCTTTTTTCTTCTGGTAAGTCTCCATAAACTTTAACTGTTAAATTTTCTAAATCACTCATAACAAATCCTATTTAGATTCTAAAAACGTCTCTATTCTGTAGAAGTCTTTTTCTTTAAAGATCAAAATTTTTCCTTCTATCCTATCGTCTAAATCTTTTTTTGAGAGGATTATTTTAGATCCCCACCTATTATTATCTATAATCCACTGTGACATCTGCCATGTAGGAAGATCAGCATCATAAGAGTTTAGTAGATCTTTTAAATCGTCTGACAAAGAGTAAGAAATATCATCTTTTGTTGGGGTATTCCAATCATCAGATTTATCTAAAATTTTAGATCTACAAAGATCTATTATTTCATGAGTAATCCCGCAATTGTTACATTTAGCGTGAGATTTTTTTACTTTGTCATCTTCAATAATAGAAAAAACCACAAACTCATGCAAGGGCGGGTTTTTCATAGTCTTAAACTGAGAAATTATGCACCTGCACTTAATTGTGTGTTTTATCCCTAAAGATTCCAAGTTTTTTAATCCCTGAAAATTAAACTAACTTGATCAAAACACTTTGTTTTCACAATTTCTAACTGAGTGTCCATGTCTTTAGACAGCTCGGCTTTCTGTTGCTTAGTTAGATTTGATGAAACTATAGTATTTTTACAGTTGTTTTTATACACATCTAAAATGTCTAGACAAAGTCTTGCAACAACTGCTTCATTTACTGTATTTTGCGGTTCAACAACCTGTGTTTTCTTTTTTGCCCTTGGCATAAGTCCTCCAAATAATTCAATTATTTTTTTAAATCTATTCAATTATATATCTCTGTTAAGAGTCAGTGTCAATTAATATAGCCTGACTAGTTGAGTTGACTAGTTTTGCATTAGACAACCCAACCTTTACTCCATCAAAAAAAGATCTTGCTGGTAATAAATCGAACCCTTTTTCTCTTAAAAAGTCTACAACATGCTGATTGATAAAATTCGAACCTGAATACTTTTTCAAGTCTATTATCCCAAACTGGCATGTTGAGTTGATTAAAGAGATCATCATTTTAATTCTGTCTTTTGATAATCCCACTCCATCTTTTTTGTGGTTAGAAAGTTTTATTTTTACTTTTCTTGGGCTTAACTGTGATATTCTCTTTTCTAAAATTTCTTTTTTATCGTCGACTACTTCTTCGTCTATTTGTTTCCTTAGGTGTTTTATTAAATTAACCACTCTAGGATATTCATTGCTATTTTTGATTTCTAGTTTCTCTTGACTTAAGTTTATATATTCCACGCTTTTTATTTCTCTTAAATCCACTGTGGAAAACCTATCTCCCTTTAAAGTGCTTATCATATCGCAGTTAGAAATGGTGCATATATCTTTTAAAGAGTTAATAGAGTCTAGATTATAGACTAGGGTTCCCGGAATAACCCTTAGAGACCCTCTTTTATAGTTTGTTGATAGTGTATTAATAACATCATTACTAAACCCTCTAGAGATAAGAAAGCAAGGCTTTTTAGTTTTTGAATAATGCTCTAATATATGGTGAATTTCAGAAACTTCTTCGACAATACCATCTGCAACTAATATATCGGGGTAGCTATGCTTAAAAGAAGAAATCTTTGTAGCTGCACTAAAATTTGCATCTAGTCTTACATTAAACTCGCAAGAGTTAATAACATTTAAAGTATCTAGTAAGTCGTAAGTGGTTTCTACATCACATGATGCGCTAAATCCGCCATCCTCTAAAATTCTTTCGCATATTTCTCTAATGGCGTTATCTGGTGCAAAAGCATCTAAAACCTTATTTAATTCGTCTAAATTACTTCTTCTAGATTTATAAGAAAAATCTTTTAAGTCTTTAAAAGCTAAATCGAAATCAAAATCTGAGCCAACACATTTTAAGAATGAGAGAGTCGCAATAATTCCGCTACCAGGACATCTCTTTTCTGCATCAGAAAAATTTTTGAGAATTAAGTTTTTAAAAATTCTCTCTTTTTTGTTTTCCGGATTCTGTTCATACAACAGTCTAAGTACATCAATATAGGAAAGATGCAATATAGATTTTCCATAACTTATGGAAATTTCATTGTTGGCTAAAGGATCGATTAAATCGTAGAATTTTTTTGCTAAACTTCTGTTGTATGAACCATTAACCTCTAAAGGTAATGTCCAATTCATTAGTGCATTTTCTGGTCATTAGAAAAATTAGCCCATACATTTGGCGTTAGAAAAGCCTCTTTAAGAGAAGTAACCACATTATCTATCTTCTGGTCACTTTCCTTTTTGGCTTGGATTTCTAGTGCATATCTGCAAAATACGCCAAAAACTCCAAGCGAAAGCAAAATTGAACCGACAATGTAGTTTGCCTGAACTAAACCAAAACATCCAAAGGCGCCAATAATTTCTGGCAACCCAAACGAAACTTTTAAACTCATATTAAAACTCCTAGCTATCTCTCCACAGATTGTTGCTAGCATAAATTAACACCTCTTCCGCGGATTCAGCAGTATAACCATAATCATCTATCATGGTTTGTATCATTTCACTGTATTTCTTCTGTTGCTCTTCGTCTCTAGTTTTAGACTTTGTTACAATTCGTGCCATATCTTTTACAGAAGAAATCAAGTAAGACTCAATAGCTTCGGCTAGTGGTTCATAACTTCTATAGTCTACTTTTTCTCTTCTTCTCATTTTAGCAAACATATAAGCAGTAACGTCAGATCTAAATCCATCTCTAGAAGAACCCTGAATTCCAATTTGTTCTTCAATAGATCTCATGAAGTTTTCATCTGGAACCATTTCTTCTTTTGTTATTCTATCTCTTAGTTTCTGTCTAGTTGTGTAAGCTTCAGCATTATCTAAGTAAGTATCAAAAAGTGATTGAGCTTGTTCTTCATAAGCGTTTATAAAAGCTTTTGCAATCTCTGTTTCGAGCATTTTTAGATACTCTTCTCTAACTACAGTTTGAACAATGGCCAAACATTTTTCTCTAAACGCTTGATCAGGAATTTGCTCATTAACTTGTGTAGCAATAGCCTGCATCATAGAAACAGGCGTTATAAAACCCTTATCCGAATCAGTCAAAGCAGCATCGATAGACTTCATAATAAATCTAGTAGAAATGCCTTTCATGCCCTCATCTCGAGCTTCATCTCGAAGATCTTTAATATCAATATGCTTGACTCTACCTTTTTCGATTACTTCTTCACCATTGTAAATTTTCATCTTAGTTAGAATATCACACTTTTGAGTTTCATGAATTCTAGATAAAACCGAAAACATTGAAGCAACTCTTAGGGTGTGAGGAGCAATATGGTAATTAAAGTCTGATAAACCAAGCATTTTTTCATAGATCTTAATTTCTTGGTCTAACTCCAAAACATAAGGCACATTAATCTTAACAATTCTGTCTAAGATTGCTTCGTTAGTGTGCTCACTCTTAAATCGATTCCATTCGCTCTCGTTACAGTGAGCTAAGATTACACCATCAAAATGAACCATATCATGCTTTCCAGGTGACGGAACTCTTTTTTCTTGAGTGGCTGTGATAATGGTATGGAGGAATTCAATTTCATTCTTGAAAACCTCCACAAGCTCTACAATACCCCGGTTTCCGACGTTGAATGCACCATTGAGGGATAGGATTCTAGCATCATCTTCGGCGTATTTGTCAAGCTTTGAAATATCTTCTGATCCAATTAATACAGAGACATCTTGGCTATTAGCATCCATTGGAGGAACTACTGCCACGCCTCTTCTACCTCTTTGTGAAAAAGTAGATTCTACAACTGGGTAGTTTTCAAATTTACCATCATACTCTCTTAACAGGTTATCTCTTGCGACTGGGCTGAGATCTCCTTCGATTTTTACTTTAAGTTCTTTCTCGAAATTTTCTCTTAAGCTTCTTGGAATAAGCTGAAGAGGTTCGCCCTTTTGGGGATCACCTTTTAAATGATAATAAGGAAGCTGCTCTAAAGACCTTTTGATATGCTCTGTTAGTGCAGACTTTCCAGCTCCAACAGGACCCATAAGTAAAAGAACTTGTCGGCTTTCTTCTCCTTTAAGAGATGCAGCCTGCAGAAATCGCATAATTTTATATACTACTCTTTCATTACCAAAAAACTGGTCTTTAAAGTAATCATAAATCTTTATGGAATCTCCATCAAAAATCTTCCTTTTTCTAGGATCTTCAGAGTCCATTACATTTACACCATGACTAGTAACTGCATCGTATAATCGTTTATGCGCTGACTTTACTAGCTCTGGATTGGATGATACTAGTTCTAGGTAATCTAGAAAACTACCATCGAACTTTTCATCCTTCTTTTTCCCGCGGTGGGATTCAATTAAATCTAAAAAATTATTTTTCTTTGCCATTTATTTTTACCCTCAAATTTCAAATGGTTCATCTTCGATGATAGTCATAAGCTTAACCAAGCCACTTTTCCAAATTTTGCTTACATGATTAATCACATGTTCTGCATAATCTAGCTCTAAATCTCTCCCATCATGTTCATGGTGCAGCACTAAAATGTCGCCCTTGTCTATAGATTCTACATAAATTTTGGGAATTGTATTAGCCCCGACTTGATTTACTAGCATATCTTTCACTTTTTTCCAACCATCTTCGTCTGAAACATCGTCAATTAAGAAGTGGTCTTTCTTTTCTGAAAAAGCAAACAGATTTAACTCTTCACAATCTTCTCTGGTCAAATACTGTCTAATAAAAGCCTCATCATGTCCTACAGATCTAGCGATAAATATCTCATCCATTCCATAGCGTTCTTCTATTTTATTAAATAAATGAAACCCCATGTTATATGGGTTGATTCTTCCGATATGGGGTTGAACTACTTGGTTGTGAGATTTTAAAAACGGCAAATGTAGACTTTGAGGGAGATCTAATTCATGCATTAATCTGTAATGCCAATAAGATGCCCATCCCTCATTCATAATTTTTGTTTGGATTTGAGGCATAAAATAGTATGCTTCTCTCTTAACAATTTCTATTAAATCTAGCTCCCAATCCTCGTATCCTTTACCATGCTCTAAAAAGAAAGAAAATAAATCTTGTTCTTTTTCCAGAGGAATAGAGTTCAATTCTTCTAAACAAGGACTCTCACCCGCTGATATTTTTTTGTTTATTTCTTCTAAAAGGGCAGCTCTTTTTACTTTATGAGAAACATATTTCTTAGGGTGTCTATAGACATGAAATTGAATTGCATGTAAAGAATCTAAAAAAGATTCTACTTTTTCTATTCCAATATGTGGATTCTCTACGTATCCCTGAATTCTCTTTTTAGCATTTCTCATGCTAGATACAATCGATTGGGGTCTTGTGTGGGCAAACATTCTATTGTTCTTAAAGAAATCTGAGTGGCCCACGCAGTGAGCCATAATCAAGACCTGTAGGTATAATGGGTTCTCTCTCATAAGATAAGCGATGGATGGATCTGAGTTTATGATAAGCTCGTATGGAAGTCCTTCCATTCCCAAATTATACATTTGATGAGTTCTTTCAAAAGACTTACCAAAAGACCAATGGTTGTAGTGCGACGGCATTCCATGATAAGACATGTGGCCTATCATTTCATAATAATCACATACTTCGTAATTAATTGGAAACCAATCTAGCCCGTGAGATTTAGCCAGTTCAATGATCTTTTCATCCCACTCTTTTAATTCTTCTAAAGTCCACTTAGACATTTGCTAGCTTACCTCCGAAAAAATGATTGAAAGCTTCCCAGACATCTGTCTTTTCACTAACTTTTGCTAGTTTTAAATTTGCGTCTGACATAACTTTTAAGCAGCCCCAAAGTGAAGTTTCATCTTGCCATTTAAGCTGCTCAATATGAGGCTCAATTTCGCAATAACCAAAAAGCTGGCATCTTGGTTTTATAACAGACATTAGGTCTCTAACTTTATCGTTGTCTGTATTCCAGTTATCACCATCACTGCACTGAAAGGCATATATGTTCCAATTTTCTGGATGATATCGTTTCATCATTATATCGTCTACCATTTCTAAAGCTGATGAAACTATAGTTCCACCGCTAGAACCTCTTTGAAAAAATTGCTCTTCAGAACATTCGTAAGCTTGAGAATCATGAGCGATAAAAACTAACTCTGTGTTTTCATATCTGGATCTAATAAAATGATAAAGTAAAAAGAAGAAACTTCTAGCTAAATACTTTTTATTCTTGCTCATACTTCCAGAAATGTCCATAATAAAGAATATAACTGCGTTAGAAGAATAAGAAGTTGAATTCTTAAAATGCCTGTATCTTAAGTCTCTTTCGTTAAAAGGGAAATCTTCACTTTCTTGATCTTGGATATCGTTTCTTTGAGCCATCTTCTTTCTGCGAAGCATTCTCTTGACTGTTTCTTTTTTGTCTAGTCTTGGTCTAATACCGGCATTTCTATAGCCTTTTCTTTTAATCTTCTGAGATTCTAATTTTTTAATAGACTTTTTAACTAGATCTGGAAGCTCTAAATCGTGAAAAAGATATTCAGAGAGTTCGTCCAAAGTTATTTCTACCTCGTAAAACTCTTCGCCTTCGCCATCTCCAGCTTCGCCTTCGCCAGGTTGTTTTCCAGTATTTTGATTTGCGAACTTATCTCCTCTTTTTACATTTTTTCCAGGAGCAGCTCCAACTCTACCGCCAGAGTTGTTACCATAAACAAATCTGTATTCTTTAATTCCCCTAACAGGAATTTTTATTTTTTTCTTTCCATCTTTACCAATAATCGATTCTTCGGCAACAATATTGTGAATTCCCTCACGAATAGCTTTATCGATTTTTTCACGATGACGCCTTCTATCTGATGAAGATCTGTCGGCGATTGTTTTATGTTCCTTGAATATCGACATGTAACTAATTATCTCTCTTAAAGATATAGTAATTCATTATTCAACTTTGTTTCTTGCCCAAACAATAGCGGGCCCCAAATATCCATAAATTTTTTCCTCCAAAGTATCCCAGTCAAGCCAGTCTGCAGAATGATGCTCAATAATTCCTGATTTCGGATTTTTTTTAATAACTGGCTCTTGAGTTGTTTCTGCTAAAAATATTGTAACATGTCCAACTTGAATGCTATCATTTCCCCACTTCATATCAGAAGGAGAAACACTAATTCCACACTCTTCTATACACTCTCTTTGCGCCGTAACAAATCTATTTCCAGCATCAGCACGATCTACACCGCCTTTTGGCAAATCATATCTACCGTAAAGTCTCAAACCAAGAGGCTTCCAGCCATCTGCAAATCTTTTAACAAGTACAAAACCAGCTCCAGGCCTTTTACTAGATTTCTTTTTCAAAGCTTTTTACTCCTAGTTTATTGAAGATTTTTTACTAAGTGAGAAGAACTTTGCACTTTTCCTCCACCAACATTGAATATAACTTTACAGCCTAAATCTTTACAAGTATCGAACTCAGGGACGTTTGTTCTGTTATCACGGTCTCCTCCCTTGAGAAAAAAGTTAGGCTTTAAAATTTCTAGTGCACCCACTACTGTTTGGCCACCATCATCCCATTCCACCACATAATCAACTCCCTGCAACCCCGCGATAATTTCCATTCTTTCATCAACAGGCATAAAAGCGTAATCTTTTTTTCTATTTAAAAATCCGTCGCCATTTACAATAACTACTAAAACTCCAGGCTTCCAATCATTTCCTGTTCTAGAGCCTCTCTGAGCTATATCAGCTGATTCTTGAATGCATCTCAAATGTCCTACATGCAGTGGGTCAAATCCTCCTGAGGTGGCATATATTTCGTAGTCTTTTTCTTTTAAGTGATCTGCTAAATCTCTAATGTCAGTCCAAATTTTTTCAGTCATAAATACTCCTTTTAAAATCGAGTGGAAAATATTTCGAATTTTTATTATAAAATCTAATCCAGTCAGAGTCTAAAATATAGGTCACAGCGTGATCATCAACGCTCCTAACACTCCTACCTACAGACTGAACAATAGTTTTTGCAGTTTGTAAAGGATACCACCATTTCCATTTATTCATCTTTTTCTTGATCAGTTTATCTCCAAGATATGGATATGGTACTTTACATAAAATTTGAAATCTACTTATATCTCCCTTTAAATCTACTCCCTCTGTCATTGAGGGAGAGAGAAGAACTGTTGCTTTTTTAGAATTAATATGTTTTCTAAGTACTTCGTCTCTATTGTCGGAACCGTGAATTAATAATCTTGAATTTCTAATATTCTTTTTAAGATAGTGTGCGACTTTATAAGAGTGGCAATGAATAATACCTTTTTCGTTTTTGTGTTGTTCTAATATAGCTTTCACAGCGTCTACCATTTTTGGCAAAGTTTGCTCAATACTACTAGAACTCATTCTTCCAATTCCAGAATAAATAATCGGCTTATTCTCTGCAGGAAATGGAGAGGGAATTGAGATAAATGCAGAGTCTTCTAAAGGTATTCCAAGAGTTTCACAAAAACCTTCACGGTCTAGAATAGTAGCAGACATCATTAATATCTTTTCACCATTTTTGAACAAGATGTCTTCAGAGTGAGGTGCTACACAAACAGGTTTAAACTCAATTTTTTTAGATTTTTGAACGTCAGACTCTACAAGATTCATGATCCAATTATCTTTTTCATAAATCTGTAAGAACCTGTGCAACTTACAAAGATGCTTGTCTAGCATCTCATACTTTTGAGAAAGATTAACGAATTGGTCCAGTTTATCTCTAAGGTTCGAATACTTTTCTAAAATAGATTCTACGTGCGCGACGTGAAGCTTAAGTTTTGGCTCATAAATATCTTGCACCCAAGTAAAAGCCTGAAGTTGCGTCTTTCCTTCTGGAAACTTAACGTTCAACACTTGGTTACAAAATTTTTCAGAAATAGACATTTCTACAAATTTACTGAGCTGCATATCACAATTGTGAGCTTCATCTATTACTAGCAAATTTCTTGGTTTAATTTTTCCTGAATAATATGTTTCTGCAAGGAAATAAGAAAAATTACTAACTCCTTCACCTGCTTCTATAAACTGCTCTTTCGCTTTTTTGTAAGCGCAATTAAAAGTACACGCTTTAAAAAATGGAGATTTCTTATCGGCTACTTTAAGCAGACGTTGACTCTCTCCACAAGAATTTTTCTTATTGTATGAACACCTATAATTTGAAGATGACTTAATAGAGCGCATAGGTCTGGGCCCTGCACCAAAGTCAGAAATATATTGCTCTTGTAGAATTTTTTGGGTTGTTATAAAATAACTTCCAGGCTCAAAATTAGAGTCTGGCTTAAGAACTTGGTTATTTAAGTACTTTGCTATTGTATAACCAACCGCTGATTTACCGACACCTGTACCAGCTTCAATAATAACAAATTTCTTATCAGAATTTATAAAAGTGTCTAAAGCAAAATCAATTGCTAGTGTTTGTTCTTTTCTAATTTTCTCATAAGGAAAAAATTGTTCGTATGAAAAAGTATCTGGCATTAATAATCTCGCATAAACCTACTTAAGTTTATTATAACATTTTTTCGCATATTTACAAGCTACAGGGAGAAAAAAATGGGAAGAACACAAATAAAAGGTACCCAAATACTAGATGGGACAATTACGGGAGATGATGTAAATGAATCAACTCTTATATTACCGCAAATGTACCATTCGTCAGCGGACTACAACAACACCAATGTTGTCTACATATCAATGCCGGGAAGAAATAACTGGCTAAGAACATTTACAGTCAGACAGCACCAACTAATTGCACCCTATAATGGAACAGTTACTAAGTTTATGATTAGACCATCAGTAGGAGATGCATCTGACCCTGTTACTGTGCAAGTCCGGACTAGTGGCGACGGTGGAACCGTAGAAAATGGAATAGTTACCAACCACTCAATGTTGTGTAGTAAAAATAATGCAACTGTCGAACTAGTTTTAGCTACCCCTGTAGAATTGACTAAGGGACATGCTTTTGGTTTTTCTTTAGTCAAGAATGGCATCATGTACAGACAAACTAACTTTGTCGCTGTGGTAGAGTGGGATTTAAGCAGCTGATTATTTCTTCTATAATTTCCATAGTTTGATTCGGCCCCTCTGTTTTAAAAGCTTTGTCGTGAATAGATAAAGCATCATAAATAGTTTTGTCATTACCGTTTTCATCACATCGATCGCCGACGAACCAGCATTCATAATCTGGAAAATATTGTAATGCGTATGTTTTATCCCATCCTTCAGGGTAAATGTCGATCGAAGTATTTCCACCTAATGCAAAACAAATTTTATTCTCTCCAATCGAGTTAGAAATTATTTTTTCTAGTTTTTCAACTGTTTTTAATCTCATACCGGTCTTCTTATCCCATTCTACAAACTCTTTTCTCTGTTCATTGTTTGCGTTTCTTCCAATTGGACACCAGTTAATCATGCTGTCTCTATAAGAAATAAAATGTCCAGTTAGCGGAAGATCAAAATTTGAAGCTGTTGCTGTAAATAGAGATGTTATTAGAGTTTTCATTAAAAGCTGAAAATCTTCTTCTCCTAACTCTTGCCTCATATCCACTGATTTCTGTAATTTCCAGTTTCCAGCACTCCAAGAATAAAATTTTGTTCCATTACAGGGAAGTAAAAAAAGGTTTTCTGGCGAGATAGTTGCTCTGGAATTCCACAGAGAATCACATTGCTGAACAAGGTAATCAAAATCACTCCCAGTAACAATACCAACTTTTGTATATTTGCTTAACTTTGCTAGAGACGTTCCCATACGATTATCAGCGGGTAATCTAGCTGGAGTTAATGTTCCATCCATATCAAACAAAACTATAGAATTATCATTCATTTTTCTTGAGCACCTTTTAATTGTATAATTAGGATTATGGAGGACAGGTGCGAATGAAGCAAAGGACTCGCTGGTTATACACAATTCTATTCTCAATAATCATGATAGGAATTATATACCAAGGCTATAGTTTGTTTCAAAATGTAGAATACGAATCGCTACAAAACGCACAGTTCCCACATCGATCTTTTGCATATATTAGTATAGATCTAGAAATACCTCAAGTATCTTCTGATACTGGAAACATTCCGACCTCAATGGGCTCTAGAGGATCTGGAATAGCTGTTGGAACGACTTCTGAGGGAAACACTGCTATTTTAACTGCAAACCATGTTTGCAATCCCCCTACATTTATGGTCGCTGTTTGGACTCTTGGAGCCACAAAAACTATAAGCGTTACAGATTTTTTTGGAAATTCATACCAAGCTAGAATAATATTGAGTGATATTCAAAATGATTTGTGCATGCTGGAAATAGAAAACTGGCCTCATCCAACTGTTAAGTTTGCAGAAAACCCAGTCAACATTGGGGACGAGGTATACTCTGTTGCTGCTCCGATGGCGTTTTTTAGCCCCGGTATGGTACCACTACTTGATGGTTACTATTCAGGAGATACTTTTACTTCTAACGGTGCAGACTCAGTATATACAGTACCAGCCACGCAGGGAAGCTCAGGGTCTTCTATACTAAATGAAAGGGGTGAAATAATAGGTGTTGTTCACTCTTCTCTACAAGGGTTTCAGAGTATTACTATTTGCTCTACTCACACTCAAGTAAAAGCGTTTCTTTTACAGTTTGAATATCTACTCAACGGAACTCTTAGCCAATAAGATTCGGTGTAATCTTTCATAGGTATCTCTTACCCAAAACTCTGCGCTAGCTTCATCTGCGAAAGTTCTTACGGGAGTAGATAGCTCTGGATATTCTTTTACCTGCACTGACGCGTAATATGAGCCATCACCTTCAGCGCTAAGGTCGTAACTCAACCCTTCATAGTTTTGCCATGTATAAGGCTGTGGATTTACTGTGTGGTAGTTTTTACCATAGCCGATCATCTGTTGAACACCTGGTCCTCCAGCTTGCATTTCAAGAAGTATTTGCCTTATATATTTTCGTAAGTGTTTCATATATACAACCTTGACTAATAAATATACTTTGATATCTTATTGAATGATAATCCTTGGGCTGTTCCCAAGATTAGTACTTCTGCCATACATTCATCTTCGTCACCACCAACGATATCAGACCCGTTCCATTTTGGTAAAACATCTGCTAACTCTGGAATACTAAATCCATAATCTTCAAGTTCATCAAACATGAGATCTGGCACGTCAATTTCAGCGAATTGCTCTTCAGTTAATTCATAAAGCATAGTAATGTTGTTGTCCAACATGTACTTAACTATTTTTATTATATGCTGTCTTGGATAACACCTGGAATCGTCCATTAAATCTCTAAAGAATCCATAACCCTTATCAAAAAAAGTTGATTTACTTGTAAGGCTATCAACAATCTCATCAGCCCGTTCATAATCTTCGCCGAAATAATCAGCGATTTTTTCAAAATAAAAGCTTATAAGCCCTTGACGATCTACAAACCCCAGGTCTGGACCGTTCCATAATACTAGGATATTTGAGTAATTTTTATGAGCCCAAACTAGCAATTCACCAATATCAAAACTTGCGTTAGATTCATAAGCTGGCTGAACATCAACTATCACAAGCGAACCAGAATCAGAATTTTCTTTTAAGATTTGTCTTACATAATCACGAATTATACTCATACGCTTTTACCCCAAAAATCCCATAATGCGAGAAGATACGTTGTCTATTGAATCTTCAAACATATTTTCAGAAGCATCGATATAGAAAAAATCGTCTCCAAAAAGCTCTTCATATTGGGATTTGTTTGCATTTACTGCACCCCAAGATTTTTCTACAGTCTTAGCACCTAATCTTCTTCCGCCCCTTTTACCTCTTGCATCGTCACGAGATATAGAGGTTTCCATAGGGACATCGATAAAAATCATAGCGACATCATATCCAGCGCTTTCTAGTTTTTCTACTTGGCTAGCAATCTCATTATAATTCCCGCCAGTACCGTCTACTAAAAATTCTTTTCCTGCAGCGATGTGATCTTCCTGGGTTTGTTTGGCACCCTTTCTAGCTTGATTGAATAGAACCATATTTCTGCTTAGCAAATTCCTCAGACGAAGGTATTCGGGCTCTAGAGCAACCGCTGTGGCATGATCGCCACTTTCGTTTGCAGCATCATATCTGTCTTTTATAGGTTTATATTCATCTATCAAAGATGCTCTATCTAGCGGAATTCCTTCAGCTCTTAGCGTTTCTTCATATTGATCGTCTGGATTAATTACTTCTAATCTATTAGATAAACCGAGTTTGTGAATAACAGTCGATTTTCCAGATCCCGGACCGCCGGCCATAAAAATAACTTTTGGCGTATCACTTTGCTCTATTAAAAATCTTATGTATTCGCGTAATAGGTTAGGCATAATATGGATTAACTCCTGCACTATGTTGAGTTGCATCTTGAATTTCTTTAATTTCAGAGAACTCTTCTTTTAGCATCAAATCAATTGAATACTTCAGGGTTTCATTGGCTGCAGAACACCCTTGGCACCCTCCACCCATAATAACATAAAGAATACCATCCGCTTCGTCATATTCATGCGCGGTTAGATAACCACCATGCATTTCTAGCCCAGGGTTGATATTTTCATTTATAAAAAGCTGAATCTTTTCTTTAGTCATTTTAAAACCCTACAGATTCTCCGCAGCCGCATTTTCTAGAAGCCATTGGAGAATTAAATATGAAGCCAGAACTCATTAATGTTTCTTCATAATCAATTTCAGTCCCTACTAAAAAAATATATGACTTCTTATCGCAAACTATTTTTAAACCATCTTTTTCTATAAGCTTATATTCTTCTTTTTCTTCTGGCTCTTCGATAAAGTCTAGGTTGTATTTAAATCCAGAGCATCCACCACCAGAAAGACCAACTCTTAAAACCAAACTATCTGGGTGCTCCATCTTATTACGAAGCTCTTTTGCTTTTTCCACCGCTAATTCTGTTATTAATAAACTCATTACATTCTCTTTGCATACTGTTTTGCTCTTTTAAGCATTTCTCTAAATTCTGGTCGATTAATATTAGATCTAGATTCAATATCTCTAAATGACGCAGAATTAACTCTTATAATATCATGATCAGGATGCTGCTGTTGCAGTGTTGCAACAGCTTCTTCTTTACCTAAACTATGGACTAATTCATTTGCCATTTGGAATGAAAATGTTTCCATTTCAGACGGGCCGTCAGAACTGTCATAAAAGAAATAATCTTCACCCATTCCTGACGGCCCACCTTTTTCCTGGTATTCTTTTTTGAACTGGTCCCACTTTTTATCTGTTGGTTCTCCTTTGGAAAACTTTAAAAATTGCTGCATGTGGAGCAGTTCGTGCATGATAACTTCATATACTTTTTCGTGAGCTTTATCTATTGTACCAATTACTTCTCCATCGTCTACACTGGCTAATATAACCTCAATGAAATGTAATCCATTTTCAAAATAATAAGTTGCACCTTTTAAAACATCTTCCTTGGTCATCTCACTAGTATAATCAGGCATTAGGGAAACCTTTACTATTCCAGTTAAATTTCCAACTCCAAATTTAGAATCAAAATAATCATTAAGACTATCTCTAAGAGCCAAAGAAGCTTCTGAAGACCAGTCATCAACATCTCCATCTCCAGCTGGATCAGCTGTTAAAAAAGAAGAGTTTAACAAATGGCTTTTTAGATCAGTAAACTTTGACTTAGACATTTGCTTGAACCTGGATTCAGACAGAGTTTCTCTTATATACTCACGAAGAAGAATCATACTTTATAATTCCTCCAATTCCATCTTGGTCGAGCTGCAAGATAGTTTTCATCTTCGTCATGTTCATAAGCTTCTTGTTCGAATGGATTTCGGTAATATGCTTTTTTACCGTCTCCTTTATATTTTATCATCCCTTGTAGCCAAAAAGCTGCATACATTATCCACTGAAAAATAAATAACATTTCTAGCTGTTGTTGAAAGTGGATGCATTCATGCCTCTTAGTTTGATTTTCTAAGACTCCTCGGCACCAAACAAAAATAAAGAAGCTTAAAGCCCAAATATTAATTGGCGCAAAAAACGAAAGAAAAACTGGTAACTTACTATTTTCTATATAAATTGGTTCTAATTTTTTTAAATTCATCGTACTGAATCTCCCGGCTTGCCTGTTAGATTGGCAATGCTTATATGAAAAACTCTAGTCGGCTCTGGGTTAGAAGGAGCACCGACTATTTCCATAACTTGGTTGACGTAACTTGATAACTCTGTTTGGTTTTCAATCCAAACAACCCAAGACTGTTTTTCAGTTTCAGGGGAAATTTCAATACGATGATCTATTACACGATCAATAATAATTTCTGGAGGCTCGGGTAATAAACCCTCTTTAGCCATCTGTTTTAATTCTTTTCTGAAAGGCTTTAAAATACTCTGGTGAACCAAAGTAACATGCCATTTATCTTCTCTAGTGGGAATAGCGGTTGGTGGCAAGCCCGTAAGAAGATCTTTGATTTGAGATATTACGTTTTCATCTGGCATTAATTTTAATATACCGGAAAACTCAACTCTAGATTCATATAGAGTTTCTTTAACATAAGATCTAATAAGTCTTTCTGACAAAGCTTCTTCTTCTAAAGAAACCAAAATATCTAAATTAACTGGCTCATTTTTTCGATTAATTTGCGTGAATATTTGAGGTTCTTTTTTCATAGTCCGCTCGATGTCTCGAGGTCCCACGGACCCCAGTGTTCAAATTCTAAAATCTTATTTCTTGCATCTTCCCAAGAGTATTTAATGACATTTCCAATTTCATCAATCCGACCAACAGCGTAATAAAGTGGAGCTGGTAACTCTAAATTTCTTCCGTTAGATTTGTCAATAACCATTCCATTAGATTCTACCCAAGCGTGACCAAAAGATATACCTTCAACGTCTCCTTGGCCCATAACTTCACCGTGAACAAGAATCCATCCACTGCAATCGCCACCAAACTGGCACTTATTCATCATATACTGACCTGCAGATTCATAACAATCACCATTAGCTTTCATTTTTTACTGCCCTCTCTTCATTCTCAAATCGATCCATGCTCGAATTTCACTAGCGGATTGATTCAATTTTTCTGTATTATTTTCTAATCGCTGCTCTAAAGACCATAATCTATAAGTTAAATGATTTCCTTCTCTAACATGTTCTTCTAATGATTTTCTTACTTGTTCTTCATAATTTCTGAGTGATTCTTGGGTTTCTTCTTCATGATCTTTCATTAATGCTTGAACTTCTTTTAATAAGTCATAAACCTCAGAAACTTCTTTTTCTTGTAGCTCTCTTGATTTAGATATTTTATAGTTAACCCACACTAGCGTACCACTCCAGCCAAGTAATATAACATAATGAATTATTACGCCAAGTGTTTCTAAACTCATGATGAGCTCCATATCTCTTTTTGCGATCTATCAAAGATAGGTACGCCTATTTCACGAGCTAGTTTAATTATCTTTCCAACTCTTCCAGGCGGATCTTCATCAAGTTCACGACCTTTATTTAGTTTCTTTAATATTTGTATGACTTCGTAGTCTGGAATAAGGCCAACAGGTTTCCAGTTATCAACTAGCGCTTCGCCTCCACCAAACTCTAAATTCCACATCGACTGGTCTAATATGTATGGGATATTACGAGCCATCTTTTCAGCAAACTCATTACCTCGAGTAAGTTGCCCATAACGGCTGTAATCTTTAGACACGGTCGGCCGTTTATTTCTTCCGGAAGATTTATCTCTATGTGCGACCTCTTCTTCAGAGCCCTCTTTGCCAGCGCCATAGTCATCATAGTGGCCGGTATAGAGTTTGTCCATATCATCAGCAGCCAACGTAATTCTTCCCCTTACCCACAACCCCGTGTTATTCCCGCTTACTGCAAAATCTTCGCCAGGTAAACTCATGAGAGTAGATAACTCATCTTTATTCTTGCCTATCAAGTCTTCTAAGGCATAGACATCGCCCCAATGAACAGTGTTTAAGGTAGATAGCCACTGGTGATCTGCATTTGCATTGAAGGCGCGCTTAATCGCTCTGCCTCCGCCCTTTCCAGGATCACCGCCGAAAAACATTTCGCCTGGTTCACCAAACTCTTCTGATGATGCGGCAAGGTCCTGCACAAACCCCATTGGGTCTTCTAATAAAAGAGCTTCCATTAACCCCATAGACTTTAAGTAAGTTTCTTGGTTATCTTTATCTGACTGCTCCATGCCCTCTTTATCTAACATCATTTTCTTTTTGCTAGACATGTCCCAGTTATATTCGTTAGCTTCTAAAACGGCTTTTATGTATTTTCGGAGTTCATTACTCATTTTTTATACTCTTTTGCGAAACCTTCAGAAATTAACCACTCATTTATATTAGTGTCATCTTTCCAAACTTCCGCTAACCATCTTCCGTATTTTCCCTTTTTGTCTTTTTGGGTTTTGATTCTAACCCACTTATTGGCTATCTGGCTCCTAAGAGCGTCTCTAGACTTAAGGCCTTCGGGTCGCTCTTTGCCTCTAATTTCAGGAGCGTTGATCTTTAGTAGTCGAACTTTTTGATTGCAAACCAGCATACCAAAACCAAGATCTATATCTACAGTTATGGTATCTCCGTCGTATACTCTTCTGACATAAGCTCGGTATTCGTACATTATTTCTCCATCCACGCGTCGCGCTGGCGCATAATACTAATTAGGATGTTCATCGGCCATGGTCCTTTAGTATTCCTCGGTTTCGAAGTTCATCAATAACCGGTGTGCCTACTTTGCTATATTTTTTACTAAGGGGTGACACCATCCAGCCGTCTTGGTACATATCATAAGCAGGAGTTTGCCCACAGTCATCTGAAGGGTCATCAGGCGTAAGCTGCGGTTCGCCATAATCTTCCGGTATGTCCAGCTGGTCTACTTTAACATCATCCCGGTATGACTCGTACCTGCTCCAAACAGCTTCAGCTTCGGCGGAAACTTCAGTCCTGTCAGACATTAGTCCTTGAGTTGCTTCAATTGCTACATCATATAATAAAGGGCCAAGGCCATGGCTCATACCAGAAGAAGATACCATTTCTGCGCCGCTGCATTTCCCGCTTGGCGGATTCTCCCAATCGACCCCACCCACTATATCATTACCGTCGAAGACAGTAACACTCCCGTACTTTGCCCCAACAAAAAGCTCAATCTTTAGATCAAGAGCTTCGATCTTGTCAATTTGGGACATAATATTGGGGTCAATTGATTCTGTCAAGAGAACTCTTATATATTCACGGAGCAGGTTCATATCCACCACCTTGTCTTATTGGGCTGAATGAAATATACACCCTCAAGTTGAACGTTTCCTATGCTTATTCGCTCTTCCTCGCCTTGATACCGGTCTAGGCCGTCAAATCCATAAATCGCGGTCATGTCTAAAAACTTCCCGCCAGAAGCGTCAGCCACTAATATAATTCCCATCTCAGTATTTGACTGACCATCTCTAACTTGTGAAGCAAATTTTTTCGCAACATTAAAATCAGGCGTCCAGGAAGAAAAACCGTTAGTTCTAGGAACGGGCTCATACACAGTACTTATCGGTATCATTTCTGACATATTCTTCAAGACGCCCTTTACTTTCTTAGGGCTGGTCTGGCTATTCAGCTGCCTCATCCACTCAGAGTCTGATATGCCGTAGTCTCTTTCAACGTCCCACGGGCCGCTAATTCTCATACCTCTATAAAGCTTACCAGAAGCTTCATACTTGAACACATCATTATAGCGTGGGTCTGTTACTGCTTTATCAAAAGCATCCTTACGTTCTTGATCCCAAAGTGTGGTATCCCCTTTATTCAGGAAAAATTTAATAGCTGTGTATAGACTTGACTCTATCTCAGTATCTGGTTCATCTCCTCGATGCCTACTGTTTTCCGGAGCTTTTGTTGCCCAGACTTTTTCGCCAAAATCTTCACTTAGCAATTGCCTTATGTATTCTCGGAGGAGCTTCATTCACAGTCTCCTGCTTGTATAATTTCTTTGATACCAGATGGATCCCAAACGCATCCTGATGCGACATCCCAGCCGTAATACCAGAAACTGTCATCATCCATACGCTTTTCTACGAGATACGGACAGATCTCTATTCCCGCATAATGTTCAGCAACCTTTGGCCAATCAATCTGCTTGTCATACCCCTTTGTACCGTCAGGGTCAGCAGGATGAGGCACACTATACATCTTATAGAACTTTTCAAAATGACGCTTATTTGGAATGAAAAGAATATTATAGTCATTAAGCACAACGCTGTAGGTGCTATCGTATCGATACCCGCTAGACATTCCATAGGTACAAAACTCTTTCCATGTTTCTGAGCTGCCATCTTGACATTCATACCAGAATCCATTTGGTTTATTTCCTACCTTCTGAGAGAAACCACTAATCTGCGGCTTATCTCCATCGCGAGTATCCTTGCGAGAGTGGTGGATTCGCATCTTATCTCCACCCTCAAGCGGAAAGTACGTTTCGCGGATCAGCTCCCTTATATATTGCCGCACTAGAATCATTGAGGCTCCCTTATCATTTCACCGTAATTATCTGGTAGGGGATTAAATCCAACAGATCCATAAAAATCATAAAGTCCATCCCATCCAGCCCCACTTTCTCCGTATGGTCCTACTCCAAGGCTGAGCGTAATACCGAACATGTCAGCTTTTTTAATAACTTTTTCCATAACACTTCTTGCATAGCCGTTTCTATAACAATCATCTATTTCTTTGCCTTCTGCTCCCACAGTTTCTATAGAGTCAAAACGGACAGTGTTCGGGTCCATGTGATCTTTAAACTGCATTCTCACTTCGCATCCATCAGGAAACTTTTCTATTAAAGAGCCATTTTTTCCGTTATAAAACATCGCTGCAAGTTCATCTCTATACATTTTTGTAGGACTACCCCACTCTGCAAGCAAAACACTCCTCACCAGTTTTCTGACTTCTCCAATAAAATCTGCATAAGCCTCTGCTTCTGCATCTGCCATGGCCTGGCCAATCTCAGGGCCTTTTAGTCCTTGGGCCATAAATTCCTTAGGGTCTCCTGCTGGAGGGGCAGCAGCAAACTCTAGAAACCCTCTGACTTTGGATTCTGGTGGTATACCTGTAAGTTCAGCAAAATTATGCAAATGCTCTGGAGAAATATTTTGTCTATTAAAATTCTTTTTAAGACTAGCAGCAGAATCTCTATTGAGGTTCATTAATTCTAAAAGGAATTTGATTGACTTTATCTCATCATTAGAATATCGCATTCTCTTAAGAGCAGGAACTATTACATCTGGTGAATTATTTCTTAATATGGCACCCAACTGAGCTATATGATCTTGACTTCCGTTTTGTGTAAGTTCAACTTCTAAGCCAGGTAAAATCTGGTCAAACATTCCAAGTTCTTGATTCAAAGATAGAAAATGCGAAACGTCAGCTGAAGATTTTAATCCCTTCACAAACTCTTCAGTTATTCTATCTGCAGGAATATCTTGACCAGTTTCTGTATCTATCAGTGCATTATCATTTAAAATTGCTTGTTTTGTTTCTTGGTCTAAATCAGACCCCATCCTTCCAGCAAATCTTATAGCTCTTAATATTCTTATTCTATCTTCGTCAAATCTCTGTCCAGGTTCACCAACTGCTCTAATAACGCCATCTTCAATATCTTTTATTCCGCCAACATAATCTACAACTTCTTTTGAGTCCATGTCATAAAACAAGGCGTTGATGGTGAGATCCCTTCTTTTTACGTCGTTTTCAATTGTGGAAAATTTTACTGATGTCCCTTTTCCTTTTCCGATATCTTCTCTGAATGTGGCAATTTCATATTCACCATCATCTTTAGTTTTTACCCGGACAACTCCGAATTGTTTTCCAGTTAAATCTAAGCGAAGAGAAGAATCTCTCTGTAGTATTTTTATAACTTCTTCTGGACTAGCGTTTGTAGCGACATCATAATCTTTTGGGCTTTTACCCATAAGTGCATCTCTAACAGCTCCTCCAACTAAAAACAATTCTCTTCCAGCGTATTTAAGTCTAGAGTGAATTTCTTCTAAGTCTTTGGGGATGGGAATATCTAGCGGTACTCTATCTGGCTCACTGCCAATAGCTTCCCTAATGATTCTTCTAAGTTGGGATTTCTTGATTTTCATAAACCTATCTCTCGAAGCTTCTTAACAGTCGCAGCGCTGCCTCCAGGAAAATGTAATATTCCAATTCCACCAGCCGCATTCCAAGAATCAATAGTAGATTTTTTATCGTCTATCAAAATATTAGGAACTTCTCCAGATACAGCAAATTGCACTTTTTGGACTGCTGGAGTAATAATAATGTCTGATGGTTGAGGGGATAGCCACTCTTCAACCCACGCTGTTTTACCCTCCGCTGCTGTAGACGGTGCTCCCTCTCTAGCCCTTATTGGTGCGCTGAGTATATTAACAGTGTTTCCTGTGGATGTTATATAAGGCCACAATTCACTTAACGCGTCGGGCCACGGAGGCATACCAGCAAATACAGCTCCGGGATTTTGCCCGATTGCGCTGAACATCATATTTCTAACAGGCTTTAAATCTAAGTCTGGTCTACTTGCTGCTCTCCAATCAGGACCAAGTTCTCTGCGCAACCAGCCAAGTCTTTTTCTATGGCCTTTAGTGCTAGCTACACCGGGTACTTCTCCAGTATCTAAAATAGTATTTACTAAATCAACTACCGCAGCTTCAAAATTAACAAGTACTCCATCCATATCACAAAATATTTGCGACTCTGGAGTTATTATAGAGTTATCTAACTCTATTGCTTCTTTTATAAAATCTCTTAAAATACTCATCAGTAATTCGCAACTCCTATAACTTTAACATTCGGACATTATTTTTTGACATTGATCTTAGCCTTTAGACAGCTTTACAGTAAATATATTATAAACAAAAGGGGATACCAAAGTATCCCCTCTATAATTTCTAAAATAGAATATTTTTACTCAGGTTTATTTTTATTTGCGATAGAGCCAGAAATAATCGTTTGAGATTTTTCTAAAAATTCTTTAACTTCTTCAGCAGGCATGGTTGGCAGCGAGCTTTTTTGAATTTTTGCAATTGTTCTGTTAATATGCTCTTGGAGCTCTTTTGGTATGAATTTATTTTTCCAAAAATACATCTTTATATCTTCCTAAAACTTTAATTATTCTATCATTTGTCACATGAGATATTTTACCATTTATTAGAATTTTGTACATTAAAATAGTCTTACCTGTATTTACTATCCTGGAGGTTTCTGAAGAAATAAGTAACCCAGTACCACCCTGAGAATTATGAATTATGGCTGCCGCGTGGCCTTCCAGTTTGGAAAGCAAAACCAAGTCGCCCGACAAAAATTGCGTTTCCATCCACTCTCCTTAGATACACATGCCTCTAACTTTAAGTATCTAAGGAGAGTTTTTTTTGTCTTTTTATTTGGTTGCTAATAGTAGCGATAATCGTTTATTGCAAAATCTATAGACACGATAATCCCAAAAATATGATACAGCATTAAAAGAGCATAAGTACAAAAGCAGAAAAAACTAGCTGTCCTAGCAATTTTGTGCTCTCTTAATCTCCACAGTAATCCAACGCATAAAGAAACTAGCGATATTTTAACCACTCCAAAAAGTATTTCGCTTATTTCTAAAAGCTCAATCATAAAAGGGTTTGCCTCAACAGCAAACCCCAGCTCAATCATCGTGAGTGTGAATATTATATCTAAAACATTGAAGAGGACTATACCAGATAAAAGATTTTTAAAACCCTTCTGTGTATGTATCCATTTCACCAAGTTGCCTCCTTAATTAAATAGGCGGCAAACTTAAAACTAATACCCTTTTCTTTTAATGTTCCTCTTGACCCAATCTATCCACGTATCTAAAACTATCTTTTTTTCTTCAGGCTTAATTAACTTTTGATCTACGTAAGCACTTAAGAGGTCTTCTACATCGTACTGAAACTTTTGAATGTTTTTAGCGTTTTGCATATACCCCCTTATATGAGCAGGAATTTCAGAAGGCTCTAATAAATACTTTGCTTGATCAGAATCCACAGAGCTAGCATCGTGAATAAAGCTAAAATACTTGTCTCCTCTCGCATAAGCACTAGCTGGCTGATCGCTCATTTTTCCCTGAGTTACATGCTCGAGCTCGTGTCTTACTGCGTTTGCTATTTCATTTCGAAGATTTCCCATTTCTTTTTTCGAAAAATTATCAGGAGTCTCTATTGCAATGTGGATACCTAAATCTGAAGTTCCTGTGATACTTTTATCAGATGCTGAGACATTAAACCCGGCAGCGCTTTTATCAATTTCTACAGCCACTGTAACGAAAGGGTCAACTCCATCTTCATACACTTCGTAGTCTACGCTACTTGGATCTAAAGCTATTGGAAATGCGCCAGCTTCGATCTCATAAAAAATATCTGCATTAGTATTGGGGTCAACATTTAAGTCATCTATATCTAATTCAGAATAATGTAAATCTGGAGAGTTACCAGAATATAATGCCATGATACTTCTGGTTATTGAGTTAGTAAAAGAACGAAGCCTCTTGTCTTGAGTTCTACGAGACTCCAAAATTGTTTCTCTTATTAGAGATACAAATTCTCTATACTCAACAGTTTTCATAATTTCTCCGTAAAAATAAATATTAAACGCTTTCTAAATAGCAACCTAAGTTTCATTTATTAACTCTAGATTTTCGATTCTAATTAGTTTTAGAGAGCCGCACTCTAAAAGTATCCAGGCCCCAATACAATAATCTCCTTCTTGAACGGAGACTACTATTCCCTTTTTTCCTCCATTCATCCAGTGGTTACATTTAACTAAATCGCCCTTTTTCATCTCTTTCTTCTGTTCTTTGCGGCTCATAATCAAGATTTGCTTTGATAAAAATCACAGGAGCTGCGATAATCATTAACATCATGATGACGTCTCCAAAAAGCTTTAAATCCATTCTCTTGAAACCTCAATGCTAGTATGCAATCCCTCAATATCCCATACGAGATCAGCTGTTGTTAGAGCTTCGTCCATAGAATCAAAAAGAAGAGCAGTGTCATTATCCCACCCTTCGCAAGTTATGACTCTTCCAGGTGGATAATTGTATTTATAAGTAGGATCTACAAGAGAAACAAAACTATGAGTACCACCAACCCTAATCTTAAAAGGGCCCTTTCCTCTATCATCTTCCCAATAAGTGACACCTGGGTGAAGACTAGCCATTTTAACTACTCCTCTTCTTAATTTCTCCGGTCTCATAATCTACCAAGTAGAAATAATGCGTTCCAAAATGATCTCCGGTGTAAAAATTAGTTTCGTCAATATCATAGCGTTCATCATCGTTAAGCAAATCATCATGCTTTTCCACTGGAAAACTACGCATTCCGCCAACAGCTTGAGCTTCAGAAATTGACATCGCTAGGCACGTAGTTGTCTTCTTTGACAAAAACGCTTCAATTCTTGGTCGCATAGAGTCTCCGTCATAATGAATATAACAGCCGCTAATTTTTCCATCTGGGAATTGAACTCCCAATACTGCATGAGTACTCATTTAATTTTCTCCTTTTTTGATTAATTGATTTCCAGTAAAACACTGGACGCCTTCTTCATAAAAAACCCAGTATAATCTAAGTGCCGGATTTCTTTCAGCTAATTCTGAAGGTTTTGTTAAACCTGATATTATTCCATTTTTGCCCTGCTGGTTGCAGTGAACGAACTCTACTAAATCACCGACTTTCATACTTCTTTATCCTCTCTAAAAATAACTTTCGATTGGTTTCTGTTCTTAACGAGTTAACCTCTGTCGTTGGAAACCTAGACTGCATATGCATCGGAGCCTTCATGGTTGAACCGCGGTTCTTCACACCGACAGATATTCCACAAGATGGAGATCCTGCAATTCCTATAAATCCAACAGCGTCTGAATGCCTGTCGGTTATTTCAAATGCTTTATCCACAAGGTTGCGATATACGTCCTTTCCACCCATCCAGCCGACGACACCTTCATCTCCGACCTGCTCTAGCCTAATCGGCTTTCTGGGTGTGCCAAACAATTCATCTTCAGGACAGACTGGGACGAGCTCTATACCATTTGCTTCTGCCCACACATGCAGGTCGTAGTACATACGGTTGGTACCGTTCCACCTAACGTCGTTACCCCATACACATGAGCTAATTAGTACTTTCACTTACAACCTCGAGTAAATCTGACTGTATTGTACTAATTCTATCACCATTTGGAGCGCTACGATCAAACCACATAACTTCAGCGCAGGTATAATGTTTCCCTATGTGGCTTTCAAACGTGCGCATGCCAATAAAAGTACCATAACAGTTACTGCTTTTTGCTTTTACTAAATCTCCTGGTTTCATACAACTTCCAAAAGGTCACGCTTAATATAAATCTCGTGTCCAGTTTCTGTATCTAATATTAGAGCTTGACCAGGATGCCTACGATAACCCCAATGTCCAGCGCATCGAGATCGAACGACAGTATAAATCTTATCTTTTTGAACAGAGACCGTATAAGCAGTTGGTGGCAATTTCGTTTCTCCAGCCTCTGTCATCCCCTTTGAATTGTCGCTTTTTCTCCAAGAATCCAAATCGTCTTGAGTTGGAAGCCTAGTACCTTCAACGATACCAAGCTCATCATTATAGTGGTTAGTCATTGGAAACTTTCGCATTCCACCATTTTGACTGCTAAAGCAGATGTTATTATTTAGACGAACTAAACAACCTTTTGAAATCTTGTTCATTTAAGCTCCCTGGATTTGAATCATGTGAAGAATATGAGGATGTTCAGTGGCTTTCCAGCCGTTGAGCATTCCAATTAGTTTAATAACACTTTCAGTATCTTCTTGGTTTTGAAGAGTAACGAGCCACCCGTCTGTACCGCCCATCTCAGTCATGCCGTTGAAGGCATTGAGAATGTGATTAACTGCAGAGACTGGAGCGATTGATTTAGTCATAATGTCCTTTCCTTATTTATAGTACTATTTACCACATGCAGAGTGTTATTTCACAGATTCTCCCGAAAAAAATAAAAAAAGAGAGGCATAAAGCCTCTCATAAGAATTGATTAAACTATAATCTATGCAGACATTTCATAGATGAAATCTCGATGAGCTTTGTTGCGTACCAAGTTTCGAAGCTCTTTTTGGAGCTTAGAGCGCTTGTTATTGTTAGCTCGAGACGCCTTAGTACGACCTCCAGCATAGGGGGTGTTAGCAATTTCTGCAGCTAGCGCTGCAACATCTTTATTGCTTTCCAGAATCTCTTCTACTTCTTTCTTCAATACAGCTTGGCGCTCGTTTGCACGAGCAATTCGAAGCTTTCGAACTTCTTCTCGACGTTTGCTCTCAACAGCACGTTGAGCAGCATTTAGAAAAATTTGCAAAAGGCTGTAACTAACCCGAGCAATAAAGAGGGCAGCAAGAATTCCGAAAGTAATAAACAGCGCGTTAATGAAAAGTTCCATAATATCTCCAATTAGTTGTTTGGGGTCCAATCCCCATCAACATAAAGATTATACTATACTGCGCGTGCAATTTCACAGATTCGCACAAATAAATTTATTTTTTTATACCGCTTAAACTAATAAGAATGAGCATACTCAGCGATATTCCAATCACAGTTAAGCTCCCAACTGTTTTCAATATTTTTTGTTTCACTGATAACACTTACGTCTCCCTTCCAAACCTCGACAAATTCATGTTCATCAGTTAACATCAAAATACTTTCACCAGGGGCGGTTGATTCTCCTAGCGTCCAGGTGCCAATCTCAACAATAACTCCAATCCTACCCCACCCCCTGCGATCAGGAGGGGTTTCTTCAATCTTTGGATCGCCGATTTCCCAATCTCTGTACTGAACTAGATCTCCGATTTTCATTTAATTTTCTCGTTTCTATTTGCAAATCTATGAGCTCATACGGTTTTTCTTTTCGATATTTAAACCAATATTTTAATTCTAACTTATACCATAATACAAGTACAACTAAAATCCAAAATATCATCAGGTTTGTTAACAACTTCTAAACTACTTTCAGCAAAGCTTGGAGTAAGATTTCCGTTTTCCCATAAAACCGAAATTAATCTTCCAGCGAGTTTCGACCACTTTTGCGGTACACTGCTATCTTGAATATCTATAACAATCCCGATTTGTTTAAATTTCTTAGGTTTACCCTCAACATGGATAATACCAGATTTTTGTTTGACAATGTCACCTACTTTCACTAATAACCTCTTTTATATTTTTCATTGGTTGACAGCTTTTATATCCGTCAGAGGGGTAGACAAACTCGACTCCCCACTGTGCTTTGTCAACCAAGGTTGCTTCAACCCACCATGCATAGATTACAACAGCCCACTCATCTCTATAAACTGTTTTGACTAAATCACCAGCTTTCACTAACCACCTCCACACAGCTTTTTGCTAGCATATGTTTGTATCCATATCTCGGAAATAAAATAGTACAAGAGCCGGAGTTATTAAAAGAAGTAATGATTCCAAACTCTCCCTTGATTTTATATTTCATTTCTATACATGCCCCTGTATCTTTATCAACACCGGCTGCGCGAGGCTGGTAATTGCATAGTACTAGATCACCGACTTTCATAATCTTTTCTACCTGCTTTTGTAACATATTCAGCACGAATACGACGAACTTCTCCTTCATGAAGAACCGTTGCTATTTTTTCCCACTTCTTGTATTCGATTAAGATCCCGATTTTCCAATTGCTAAGCTCTTCTGTTCGATGATTGATGACATCTCTAAACTTAACCATGTCTCCATCTTTCATATGACAGCCTTACAATATTGCAAAATCCATTCTTCGATTTCTCCATTAGTAAGAACCTTTATTTTTTGAACTTGCTTAGGGTGAGTTGCCGGAATAAACTCTAAAAGAACCCCCTTGGCAGATCTGCTTCCCCAAGCTGTGTCTGTGGATTTTTGAGATGTCCAGATTAAATCTCCAACTTTCATCTTTCCTCCTTATTCTTCTACTACTACATGAAAACTAGTGCGAGGATACCAGTTTGTAGAGCCATCGACAGCTAATAAAAGAACTTGTATACCTAATTTTTCTACGAGAGTTCCAGCAATGTAGTTTGGGTCGTGGGCAAATAAATGTTTCCACACCACTAAGTGACCCGGTTTAGGGCAGATTTTTTTAACTTTCATGCAATGCCTCTATCTATCAAAATGCTAGCTGCTTCTTTGTAACCATTTATTTCTAAAAGCCTAATACCTTCTCGCTCTGCAGTGGGTTCATCTTCAGACTTTTTAAGAATGTGTCCCAACTCATGAGCTTCAATCGCAAGCAGATGATTAGAAGTAAACCAGTCTTCTTTTAGTAAACGACCATCTACTACAGCCATTGGTATTTCTACAGCTTCTCCAAAAATAGCAAATCCATTTTCTCTAATATCTAACATGTCGACAATATCCCCAGTGTCGCCGTATTCAACTTCAATCACAATGGTTTTTTTGTCTAGCTTGCTGGTTCTAACTTTCACTGATAACCTCCGCAGTTCTCTTAAGCATTTTCATCGACATACCTGTATATCCATCTGGTGAAGGAGTATGATTTAATGTCCCGTCTGAAACATAGATGCTAACAAAGTCTCCGTACCCTAGAGCACTTCTATTTTCAATGTTGACAATCGATGCAATCGCTCCCGTCTTTTTAAATTTAACTAAATCACCGACTTTCATGATAAACCTCTATAAACTTTTTTGATATCCAGCGATGGTTCCATCCTTTGGGATCTAAAATAAAAGCTACTTTAACGTGCTCATCATCCCAATCTAGAACAGTACCCCACCCTAAGAAATCTTCTTTTCCTGTATTTTTAAATTGAGCTAAATCACCGACTTTCATAGAGCCGGCTCGATAGGAAGTTCTTCACGCATTTCAATCCAGGCTCGGTCAGCATGTCGAAGAAGAGATTTTTTTCGAAAACCCTTTTTCTTCAATCGACTTTTTTCAATATATTTTAAAGCAGATTCTTCAGTAAAAAATACTGCTATGGGCACGTTAACTGACGGACCCTTAATAGGCCGAATCTCTCCCCAAAGCTCCCAAATTTCTCCAGGCCAAATATGCATCATTACACGAGCTCTACGAAGTTAGTAACCTTAGCGCCGCCGATAAGACGAGGTGTACCATTAACTGGGGGGTGACAGTAGCGACCCACTCGAACAGTAGATTCTTCACCGCCAAAAACATCGCGGTCAACAAGAATCTTATAACGAAGACAACCATCAACTCGAACAAGATCTTCTACGCGTCCCTCCACATAACATGCATGCTCTCCATGAAGATCGCGTCCTCCCGGGGAGGTAGAAAAATCGAAAGAGCGAACTCGATCACCAACTGAAATATCGCTAGACATAATGTTCTCCTTAACCTTTATACCAATATTATACCACACTCAGGGATTTTTTTCACAGAAACACCGCAGAATTTTCTGTCTAAACTACGTTATTTTACAATAAAAAAAATATTATAAAAAAGCTATACGTAGCTTAGGCTAAATACCTAATTGGCAAAGTTCTGCGTTAACGTCTTGAATGAGCTTGGAATGAAGATAACTCCAGCCTGGATATTTTTCACCAGTGTGATCTGGATCTCCATGCTTATTATTGATAGACCAGATGCTGGTATGAACCAGTTCATGTATTAATGAAGTGTCGCATATTCTTTCGACCCACGGAGGTGCATAAATCCAAACTGAACTCTTTGTTATCGTTATACCCATAAGATCAGCATTTGTCATGAGGACTCCATCTTCAGAATATCCATTAATCTTTCTTTTTTCAGAACCAAATGTAATCATTAAGTTTCTCATATTATTATGAACAGCAAGAGATTTACCAAAAACTTTATTCCACTCATTTTCAAAATATCTTAAAGCAATAGAAACGCGTTCCCTTCTGAATCTATCACAATACTCAACTACCACCGTAGTATCTTTATAGTCAGGAACAAAAACCATTTGAATTGAGTTGGTAGAAATAGGATTACAAGATTTGTAAGGCTCAACTGGATCTGGGCTGGCTATCCAGCGGTGAGTGCAGGTGGTTAGAAAAATCAAAGAGAAAAATGATACTAACCATAATGATACCGCATTCATAAAATTAAGTATTCATTAACTTTATTTGTAAGCTATGTTTTATCTCGATCGAGTCTAGGAATCTGAGGGCGTTGAACGTAGTTTAGCTGTCTGAAGCCCAATTGATATAACTCATTAGTGCTGCTGTCATATGTTTATCATATTTCTTTTCATCTAGCGAAAGCTTATTTTTTCTAGCAAACCACCGGCCCCGTTTCCATGCTTCTATTTCTTCAGCAACGATTGATACTCTTGCGGCTTTTGATCTTTCGACTCTACCGTCGTCTATTTTATAATACATTGGATGGTCAGCTTCAAAATCGGCAGCGCCCATTTCTTGAATCTCAATATGACCATATTCATGAAGAAGGGTGTAGAGTCTAGTCTCGGCACGGTTTCTAGAACAAATATAAACTTTTTGCTCTTCAAACTCTACACGCTCATCGGCCCAAGTACCCTCAAGTACTTCGTAGTTGAATTTCTTTTCTATATGCTTTTTAAGCCACTCATAGTCTTTTTTAAATTTTTTTCTCATCTCTTTTTCGCGACCATTCTTCTCTTTCCAGGCCGGAGGCCGTTTTTTCGAGGGGGGTTTTTTTCGGGGCCCAAAATTTTTCTTACCTTTTGGTTTAACCACCAGTTCTCAAACATCCAATGGGCGAACAATAGAACTCCTTGGAGTACTATCGTCAACCCAGTAGCCGATATTAAATTACCCGCCCACGCGTACGTTACGATAAGAGTTATTACTATGGATATAAAACGCCAAATAAATACTTTTTCGATAATGCCCATCGCGACCTCCTTTAATCTAAACCATATATTCCCATTCACCGCGAAGCGGTGGTTTTCGACGGGCCCCCTAAGAACCCTAGCGGATGTTCAGCATTCGTAACCAAACTCTTCGCTCATTACTAACCAAACCTTTTCCAGGTCTTCATTTGTTTGGACGGCTTCGACTTTTTCGGCTTCGCTAGCGTTACTTTCTAAAATAGCGTTAACAGCCTCTTGCTGGAGAACGACCTTTTCTAGGAAATCACAATAAATTAGACCGGCAACAAACTGCCCGGCCGAGTCTTCGGCCGCGGCCAGAGGCCCGACATAAGAATTAGTTCCTTTCAATACTTTTTCTTTTTCCATTTTTTTCTCCATAAAATTATTAATCGGCTTTGCGGGCATGACCCGCATCCCACACAAAGCCTTTCGACCGAGGAGATACGAGAGATACGCGGGTCACTCGACCACCTCCCACATGATATGACCGGTGCCAGTACCTGCACGCTCCATGACCCAGTGAGGTCCTCTACCAGCCAAGTATCCCTCCATACACTGGAGATCTCCTCCCTGTTCCACCCACGCTCGTGGCTTCCACCGGTCGTCAATATAGTAACCAGCTTCATCTAACCACTGTACCAGAAGAATAGCAACCTCGAAAGGCCAGACATCTGGATTAGGCTGGGGACCGCCGACCACCGTGCGGTGGACGTGCTTCCTGTCTAAAAGAATCGCCAAATCCGACTGCCAGTCTTCGAAAGTAACTCGCCGATGCGTGCCAAGATACCGGATTAAAGAACCCACCGGAGGTCTAACCTCGTGACCTCGCTCCGAGCCCACGCAAGGTGGCTGAGTCCCTTCAATAGGAAGTGACATATTACCACCTTCCTCGGGTGAGGAAGACCTCAGGGGGTTAGCAGTAGAAGTAGGCATTTCTCGTTTATCCCGCATTTTTCTGCCGGTC